TAGAATAGTTCCTTCCTTCCATTCAGCGATTCTTTCCAGTGCGATTTCCATTATAATAATTATGATGTAGTAAAAAATAGTTTCAATTTTTTAAAATCCGTTTTAAACACCATATTAAACATCTTTTTCACTCGTCTTTAACTTCACCACTTAATAATGCTAGTATTTTGTTATATAAAGGTAATATTTTATCTCTATTTACACTATCTACCCCAAAGATATTTCTATCATTATTGTCATATACTCTTAAAAAATATCTGTCAACATCTTTATCATTAACCTTTTGTATTTTTTTTAATGTTACACATTTAATATTATTCAAATTAAAAATTTGTATTGCTTTATTATCATCGCCTCCTATTTCTGTTACAATAACTTTATTCGTCATTTTATCATAAACATCTTTATTATATATTGCCTTTATCATTGTATTCTATAAAAGATATGTAAGGTAGATTTAAATACATTTGAATACTTATATATAGTAAAAATGTTTCATAGAATCAAACTAAAAACAAACGAACATATTTTAATTAATTTGCGTAATGTAATAAGAGTTAGTCTGAATGGAAAAGAGATTTGTTATGAAACGAATGTAATTGATGGAGGAGGAATGTTTATGTTGTTCATTTTTGATACAAAAAAATATTCTTTTACATGTGATTCCGATAAACAAGCAGAGGAAGAGTTTGAGATTATTTCTAAGAAGTTTGAGTTAAAGTAGATGTGCTTCTTTATTATATGTGATAAAATGGATTCTAAATTTATGAGAGTTAATAATACGAATAATGGACGTATTATTCGTATTCCAAGTAGTATGAAATCCATGGGATATGACCTATATGATTTCTATTGGTTTTGCGATTGTTTTAAAGATTCAAAAATGAGACGGATGACGTGTCATCTTTGGGATTATCCAGTAAAGAGTATTATGGAAGGATATTGCCCTTGTGAAACGTGTAGAAATAATATTTTATTTAAACTAAAACATACATATTCTCATTGATTTATTTATTTTCTTAAAACAACCACCCAATTCCCCAACTCCCACAATAATTCTACAACTTGAAACAAACCACATAATCTAGAAATTTCTTCTATCAACTGACCTTCTTTATAAATATGATAATATCTCTAATATGTGATGCCATCATCTTTCGATTTCCAAGGAACCATCTCATTCTTATGTCTCACCATAGCTTGTTTCAAACGTAGCTCTGTGATGTAATGTTTTCTCCATCTATTATAAGACCAATAGAAATCTAAAAGATTTCTAGGAAGGTTGAGTTAAAGTAGATGTGCTTCTTTATTATATGTGATAAAATTTAATTCGTTGTATCCATCAAGTGTTGAATACCAGATAGTATCTGTTGTATATAACATAATATTGTCATTGAAAGACCAATGAGGAACTTCTTTTAGAATTCGTTTAAGCTGTCTTGTTATATGAATAATTCTATAATCTTCCTCTTCGTCCATTTCTTCATTTACATCAAGCCATGCCTCTTTGCGTGTTTCGTTCAAAAGAATACGATATGTCATTTTGTGGGTTCTGAATTGTATTTTGTGTGTTGTTTGGTGAGATCAATTTTTATCACAAATATTCATCCCAATCCACCCCATAGACTTCTACATATTTAGAAACCTTAGAAGGGTGGAAGACTTTTGCCACCAATTCTTCATGGATCATATCACTTCGTATCTTATGTCTCACCATAGCTTGTTTCAAACGTAGCTCTGTGATGTAATGTTTTCTCCATCTATTATAAGACCAATAGAAATCTAAAAGATTTCTAGGAAGGGCTGGTAGCATTCTTAGTTCATTCACTGAACAATCTAAGAATGTTAGAGATTCTGGTAGGCTAACAATACTGGCAATTTTATTATCCGCACAATCTAGATACTCTAGATTAGGAGGTAGTGCCTCTTCGTCAATACTCGTAATCTTATTATAATTACAATAGAGGTTCTTAAGGGTTTTAGGAAGATTCTCAATCTTTGTAATCTTATTATTGTTAATATACAATACTTCTAGAAATGGAGGGAGACTAGGAATCGTCTCAAATTTATTAAAAGACAAATAGAGAATCTTGATAGAATCTGGTAGATGTGGTAGAGTTGTAAGATTATTCATTCCAAGATGAAGTATAGTAATTCCATCTTGGATTGGAGGGACTTCTGTGAGGTTTCGTAGAGATAGATCTAGGGATGGCATTTTTGAGGGATGGTGTTTTTGCAGGTGAAAAATAGTTTTCAATTTTTGTTGCGTTATAGCGAACCCCCCAAACTAATCCGCATAGACACGGTTCACGATACCATTCTCAAACCGCACCCAGTTCAGCCCCATACAATAGACTGCCACTTCCCAGTCATCCGCCGGCACAGGCTGCGCTACCTCCAGCGTCAAGCGCAGAGAGTTCAGGCGACTCACATTGATACTTCCACTCGGTTGATGGTCCCCTGGATGCCGTGCGAAACTGTAGCCATAGATGTAGTCCGAATACGCAACAATACCTCCACGATGTTTCTCCGCGATATGCGCTCTGAAATAATCAGCCGACGCATTCACAAGGTCAAGCCCATTCGCCTGAAGTTTCGCCCATACAACAAGTCCCTTAGAGGATGGGTTGAAGACAGGGTCAGCCTCCGCTGCCAGAACTGCGGAATAGTTCACCCATTCATTTTGTATAGCCGCCCCCTTGCGCCTGACAAACCAGATGATCTCCTCAATGGGGCCATTCGCCTCTAAGGGGAGTTGAATGAGTACTGTGTCACCGGATGGTTTACCCACCTTGTATTTGAGTGGTTCATCGAATCGGAAGGTCTGGGTTTCGCGATAGAGCATTTCGTGCGGCTGGCGCAGATAGGCTTGCCTCAGACCACCTGTAAGGACTGCTGCGTAAGTGACGAGACGGACATCAAGTGGCTGCGGAGGCTCTGGGAGACATGTGTAGGTGTATTGCTGGCGGTTGCCACTAATGTCTAACCCTCCATTAAACACGAAAGTTTCCCCAAGAGGTGTGTCATCGCAGGTGGTGCGACTATAGGGCGGTGGCTTCGCTATCAATTCATTAAATGGGCGGAACTGAATATTGATGCGAGCAGTTCCTTCACGTATACTTAGAAGTGGGAAGGCCTCCTTCAACCGAGTCCGCTGGAAGAAGAAGGGGAGCATACATGTAATATAGCCTTTTGGCCCTGTTGGAAAATCTGGGACAGTCACACCTGTAGCAACAGGATAGCGACCCAGCGCATCTGTCGCAATTCCGAGTTGTGTGTTCATGTCTGGGAACAACTCCGCGAAGACATTCGCGAAATCTCCGTCGACGTTTTCAAGAACCTGGTCACCAACTTCCAGTTGTGCGCTCCGAATCATCGCTGTTCCGAGAGAATTCGCCCATACAAATTTCTGCGATGGGTTTGCGTACGTTATGGAGCCGTCACGCAGACCTGCGAGAATCTGTGGAGGTAGCCAATGCTGGAGTTTCACTTGTACGAGGACTGCCAGAAGCATATCGCCGGCTGCGACAGCACCCAAATCAAATGCGAATCGCCCTCCCCATTCAGCAGACCCTCTGTAAGGGAATTCCTGGATTGACATGGAAAATGGGTGGACTCGGTGTGTGGCATCCGCTGCGAAAAGTGTGCGATCTGCCTCTAAGGGGAAAAGTGTATTATCCTGTTCATCACGACTAACTTGATCCAAGACAGTTGTAATATCTCCTCTGGGGCGATTAAATTCTTGTGAATCCATTTTGGGGGTGGGTGCGCACCTACTTATTAAACGGTTGGTTTATTTGTTTATGCGGTTCTTAAGGACACACTAATTCGCGTTAGGCAAAGCCTAATGCTCTGGTAATCTGTCTCTGACACACTAATTCGCGAACAACAACCCTCCACGTCCATCCCTTACAGAGTATATTCCATATCCATCCACAACTAGGTTCATCTGCGTTGTTTGACTTGGATCTGGTGTCTGCGCTAGATCTACATATACTGTAGGTCTATCTGCGCTCGTGAAGTTAATTGTTCCAGTGGGTCCAAACTCTTTAGGACCGCGGTCCGAATGTCTCTCGCCATAAGACCAGTTCCAAGCGCCAATGCCACGGCCAGAATATCTCTCTAGTTTTGCATGAGCTTCAATATCTTGCCATACAAGGGAGGGCCAGTAATCCTCCCTCTCACGACCTGCTATAGTGAATTTGATATTATTGTAGTATGGTGTTACTTGTGCGGCTGCTTGTGCTGTGGGAGCGTTCGATCCCATTTCAAACTTCCATAGACGATTCGCAATTAGATCTGCGCGACTTCTGAAATACCAGAAGATCTGCTCCGAAGGATGTCTGCCATCTATGCGACGCTTACTAATTGCCACGGAATTTGGAAGCGCTGCGTAGTCCGCTGGGCCAAATGTGAAGTTGTTCTCAAAGAGGCGGCTATAGGGGGCTGTTGTGCCATCAGCACCTTTAGGGTATGCGAGTTCTTCTACATCTTCCTTGTCCAAATAGAGTTGCCGATTTTCCAAGTAAATTGTAGGGTCCCTTACAAGAGGTCTGGTGAGCGCAGTAAAATTAGTTCTCTTGCCTGTGACATCCGTTAGAATAAATGGGAGGCAAAATGGGGAAGGCTTCGTTGTGGAGAGGGGCGAGGTCGTCGTCGCCGTCGCCGCTACTTCAATAAGATCCTCCAGTTTCCGCAGAGTGAGTCGCAAGCGAAATTGCTGATTTTCCGTGGCGCAGAGCGGCAGACCACCTTCGTCCACATGTTGGCAAAGTGGCAATGGAATTCGGAGGCGAAGTTGCCCAGGGGTCGCCGCACGCTGAACAGCCAACGCCGACACCGTATCACGCACACCTGTAAGGGAATCTTCCAGAAAAGCGGAGTTATAAGAACCCCTGATATGTCTCAACGCAAAGAGAGAGTCCCCTGAATATTCCTGAAGTAGCAGAGTATCCTGATAGAATTGTATCTTCTCAAACATAAAATACGCGACACCATTTACATAGCCATATGCATTACTGTTACTTGTTGTGTCAGTAATGAGGTTATTCTGATTTAATTTATCATATGGCGGAGGGAGCCAAGAAGGGAGTGTTATTAAGAGCGTCGGCTCAATAAGAATATCGCCAACCTTCTCAATCTCAAACTCCACTACATTTCCCCATTGAACACGATTTCTGGGAACAATTAGACGTAATTCAGGTATTGATGCTGGTATATAATCATACCGTGTGTCAAAAAGGTTTACTGAGTTTGCGTCATCTCGTAGGAAATATGTGTCTTTTTTTCCACGCGCGACGAGATCATAGAGCGCACCTTCTATACTTGTTTGAGGGCGCTGCATCTGAAAATTGAATAGACTTTCCCTTAGATAGTGAGGTGATAAGATGCCGACATTAGTTATTGTAGAATCTCCAGCGAAATGTGCGAAGATTGGTGGATTTCTGGGGGCAGACTATGTGGTTGTCGCGACGATGGGTCATATTCGCGCGCTTGAGGAGGATCTTGATGCTGTTGGACTTGATCGCGACTTTGAGCCAAAGTATCGCTTTCTTACGAAGGAGAAGGCGCGTGCTATTAATGGTCTCAAAGGTGCTATGGTCGGTTGTAATAAGGTTATTCTAGCAGCGGATGATGACCGTGAGGGTGAAGCAATTGCTTACTCGGCTTGCTTGTTGTTGAAGCAGAATCCTGTGACAGTGGAGCGCGCCGTGTTTCATGAAATTACACGTGCGGCGGTATGTGGCGCAGTGGCTGCGCCTCGTCGCCTTGATATGAACAAGGTCTGGGCGCAACAGTCGCGTGCTGTACTTGATATGATGGTCGGTTTCACAATTTCGCCGCTCCTATGGAAGCATGTGGGGTCAGGGCTTTCTGCCGGCCGTTGTCAGACTCCTGCGTTGCGACTGACCTGTGAACGTGAGGAGGAGATTCGGAACTTCCAGGCGGCATCCTCGTGGCGTATTCGTGGTACTTGGTGCGCTAAGTATAAAGAGACCACACCATTTGAAGCATCCCTTACAGATGAGTTGGAAGATGAGGAGTCTGCGCTCAATTACCTGGAAAATCACAATGGGTCTGGGTCTGGGTCTGCTGGGTCTACTGCTGAAGCTACACATGGGACTGTGAAGAGCGCAGAGACGCGGCCTTGGAGTGAGTCAGCACCTGTAGCATTCATTACTTCCACACTCCAGCAACAGGCAAGTGCGCAATTTCGCTCTGGGCCGAAGGCAACAATGCAGTCAGCGCAGCGGCTTTATGAAGAGGGGCATATCACCTACATGCGGACAGATAGTGCGACCATGTCCGAAGAGGCTGTTGAGGCTGCTCGGAAGCAAGTGGAGGCGCTCTTTGGTCTGGAGTATATTGGGTCTGCGCCTGCCACAGAGGCGCCTAAAGAACCAAAGAAAAAGGCAGGAAGACCTTCTAAGAAGCCAGAAGCAGGGCCGCCAAAAGCGCAGGAGGCCCACGAAGCAATTCGCCCAACACACTTTGAACTTCGTGAACTGGGCGACGACCGTGACTGGAATTTCCTTGACCGCCGCCTCTACAAACTCATTTGGACTCGCGCCATGCAAAGTGTTATGGCAGCCGCAAAAGGCGAGAAGAGGACTGTGAAGTTTGTGGCAGCAGGAGATGAGTCCGAGGGAACCGATGGTTTTGAGTGGGAAGCTACTTGGCGGCGAACAACCTTCGACGGCTGGCAGAAGGCCGGCAAAACAGTTGTGGCAATTGAAGAGGGCACATCTGAATCGCCGCCCCAAACAGAAACACAGTGGGACACAAGCACATCCCTCGTACCAGGTCAACAACTCACCTGGCAGACTCTCGAAGCCCATCCTCACACAACCAAGGCGCCTCCGCGCTTCAACGAAGCAACCCTTGTAAGGGAACTTGAGAAACGCGGCATCGGTCGCCCTTCTACCTTCGCAATGCTTGTTGAAACTATTCAAGAGAAGAAATATGTGGAGAAGAAGAATATTGAGGGTCGCGAAATTACACAAAAATCCTATAAATTGTCTACGCACGGCGAATGGCCCCCTGTTGCGACTTCTGCCCCTGTGAAGATGGGCGCAGAGAAGGATAAACTTGTTCCAACAGGTCTCGGCGCCTCAGTAATTGAATTCGCCCTCAAACATTTCCCAGATCTCTTTGATTATCCATTTACTGCATCAATGGAGTCACGTCTTGATAAAATCGCAGGAGGCCAAGAACAATGGAAGAAGGTTCTTCATGATACATGGAATTCATATAAGGAGCGTTATAGCACCTTGAAAAATGCTAAGAGTGTCAGCGGTTCAGAAGGCAACGACGAGCATAAACGAGACCTCGGCAATGGTCTCTTTGCTATCAAGACTCGTAAAGGCCCTCTCCTCTTGCGCGAGTTGGGTTCTAGCCCTACCACCACCCCCACGAAAGAGGACGCCAAATTCTACGGCTGGCCTTCAGGAGTTGCTTTTGGCTCCATCACCTCCCAAGAAGCAGAAGCATTCATAGCATCTCTTGTAAGGGTTCTTGGAGAGTTTGAAGGAGAGTCTATTGAAATTCGTGAGGGACGTTATGGAAAGTATTGTGTCTGGAAAGATGTGAATATCCCTTACAAGGAGGGTGATACACTTGCGGAAGTTATTGCGAAGATTGGGGTGAAGATCGACTCTGCCGCGTCCTCACGAAAAGTTGGGCCGTTTGAAATTCGTAATGGACCTTATGGCCCTTATATGTTCAAGACGGATGCTGTGAAAAAGAACTTCGTATCTGTACCAGCAGGGATTGATATTACAACATTGACTTCTGCTGCGGCGACGGCAATCTTTCAAGCAGGTTTAGAGGCTAAAGCGCGCAGTCAAAAGTATAAAGCAGTACGCGAAGGCGATAGCAGTAGCGGTCAAAAATGGAAGAAGAAGGAAAACAAATGAAACTTGCTCTCTGTTTTTTAACATATTATAATATTGAACGTGATGATGTTTGGGAGGCATGGCTCAAAGGACATGAAGACAAAGTAAATATATACATACACTCAAAATTCCGGTTTAACAGTAGCAAATTCCCCAAAAACTATAAACAAGTTGACACTATTCCAACAAAATGGGGCTCTTATGGACTTGTTGAAGCAACATTTCGTCTTTTTGAAGCGGCGGTGGCAGATGGCAATACATTTTTTATCCTATTATCTGATAAGTGTATTCCACTGAAGAAATTTAACTATATATATAACTTCTTTGGAGGGATTTCCAGACACCAAAGTTTTATTCACGAATCAGCGAGAAGCGAAGTCTTTCAACGCTATAAACCACTTCGCAAATTCTTTCCAGATGAAGTGATTTCAAAACATTCGCAATGGATAATTCTAAGCAGGAAACATGTAGAGATACTTCTTCGCGATGAAAGAGAGATTGAGCGCAAAATGAGTCCTATCACAATACCTGATGAATGTTGGGCCCTTACATGGTTGCGCAGTCTAGGACTTTCTTCAGAGATAAATACAACACTTGCCACAACCTATGTAAATTGGGTTCCATTCGCTGGTCGTATTGGACATGATTGTCCAGAAACATATGAAGGATGTCCTCCGAAGGAAGTTCTTGAAAAAATGCTTTTGGGGCCGTCATTATTTGGACGGAAGTTTGTACATGAGAGATCATATCGTGGCCATGCCCCTGCTGATGCATTACCATATCTTCTACAATCCTAGTTGTGAGAACATATTTGCGAGAGGGTCTTTTTGTTGTGCTTGTTGTGCTTGCTGTGCAGGCATGAAGCGCACATAGACATATTCCCAACTATGTGGGATCATATTTCCTTGAAGAATATGGCGGTAGCGATCCAATCCACTTCCCATGGGACGATTTGAGAACTCAGCATTCATCATCCCATCATATATGTAAGGCTTCACAGGAAGAATTCGCCGGTCAAATACTTGCTCAATTAGTCTCTGACGACTTAAGCAAGTAAATGTATAGTATCGCTGGTCTGTGGGGCAATTCTCAAAACAAACAATACGCTGCCGACAGTTTCGTCGCCGTGCAATGAGGCGCGCTGCCAGCAAAAGGATGAGCCAATTTGCCCTAGAACGCCGCTTAATTTCCGCGACAACCAACGAATCAATCTCCTCTAAGGGTTTACACATTTCCCTCACAGGGTGCGTTAGAGTGATTACTCCATATTGATCTCGTAACAACTTCAGTTGGCTTGGTGTACGAAGAGGTTGCTCCAGAATAATATTACCATGAGGGGAGCGTAGGAGTGCTTCTGCTTGTTGAATGTCGCCATAGACTAAGAGTTTTCGGAGATATACTTCCGCTTCTGTGCGATAATTCTCGGAATACGCTCCTCCTGTTGCTGTTGCCATTTTTGTGCTGTTATGTTGTTGTATTAATTAACATCTAAGAAACCATTCAATTTTTTGCCGATTGAATCCATACATTCTGAAATCCTTCCAATATTTTTTTAAACCCCTTTTCCTTCAACATATTTCGTACCTTATCATAATTACATTTATCTGGATAATCTTCTTCAAAAATTATTAATCGCAAAGTATCGTAAAAATTTGGATTTTCATCAAAAAATATTTCTAAAAATCCTTCACAGTCAGCTACCAATACATTAAATGTTAAATTATATTTTTCCTGAACTTCGTTAAGAGAGTATGAGGGTATTTTTGTATCAGTTTGTTCAATATATGTTGAACCATATCCACCATGCCAGGCTTCTAAGTTTGTTAAACCAAGTTTTTTAGTTGATATAAATCCTTTTACAATATGAAACTCGCACTTATTTGCTTTCTTATTTCTTTCCAAGGCTTCCCACACTCTGTCATCAGGCTCTACAACGACCTGATTTGTTTTACATTTTAGTTTTGAATTAATAATACAAGAAACTGAACCGTACCTAGCGCCAAGTTCTAATACAATATCATTTTCTTTAATATATTTTCTTGCCAAGTATTGCTCACATTTCTCTAAATTATTGATATCTACAGGTGTACCGTTCTGGTCTCTTATATCCATTAATTATATTGGATAGAAAAATTCTTAATGATTTCATTCTAAACAATCTCAATGTCATCTTTTGTAAGTTTAGTAATATAATAATTTTTTGTGTCATGTACTAGTTTTATCCAATATGTGTGTGTTTTCCTATCCGCCGATATTGAACTTCCATTAAGTTCCCATACAGCAGTTTCAGCATCAATATGTTCTTCTAGTTTCTCAAATATATCACTTTCTATATAACTTTTTACCAAAAGTCCATTATCAAATCGTAGTTTTACTTTTGTTCCCAGTTTAAGTTCTACATCATCTATAAAAGGACAGTTTTTATCAATAACCCATTTTTGGGCATCATGAGTTTCTAAAGAATTAATTTCTCCACCAGAAGTATTATATTCTGGAATTAAATTATATATATTTCGCAATTTAATTTTCAATAATGCGTATCCATAAGTGTTCCAACCAATTGATGCTGGAGAAATACCTTCTTTATTCTTTATCCAATCCAATAGAATTTCATCACCTTCTTTAACCATTTCTAACCAGTTCTTATCTTCATCAGGATTATATTCAGGGTGATACCAAACATACTTCGTTCCTTCAGATGTTGTTAGAATATATTTATTTGTTGTTTCTATTTGTTGAGCATCTACAATCGATAAAGAGTAAGGCATTTTATTTAATACTTATATTTGTGGAAAATAGTAAATCAATTTTTTACAAAGGTCTAAACTTTTCAAATATTATTATATTAGAAATGTTTAGTTTAAATTTATTAAATTTATATACCATTCATGATATAGACCCAGATAATATAAAACCATGGAAAAAAAATATTAATCTTATTACCCTTTATGAATGTTTATCAGGAACAAATGCATATTACTCATATATATCTTCTTCTTTTTCTCCTATGATTCCAACTGGTTATTTTATAGATATATTTAAGTTAGATAAAACAAAAATATCTTTATTATATATTCATAAATGGTTTCAAACAGAAGAATGCTGTTTGGCAGCAGTGAAGCGAAATGGTATGGAATTATACTATGTAAGAGAAGGTTTAAGAACTCCAGAAATCTGTATGGCGGCTGTGAAACAAGATGGATATGCTATTAGTGAAGTAAAAAATAAAACACCAGATATCTGTTTAGCTGCGGTGAAACAAACACCATGTGCTTTACAGTTTATGAATGAACATGAACAAACTGAAGAAATCTGTTTAGAAGCAGTTTCAAAAAGAGGTGGTATGCTATTTTATGTAAGAAACCAAACACTAAAAATTGTAGAAGCTGCTTTAGAAGAGAATCCTAATGTGTATGAAGTTGTTAGAATTAAAGAAAAAATTATTTAAGTTCAAATTCATCTTTACTAATAATAGTTTGTGTAATTATATCTTGTTTAAGTATTTCATAATTAGAAGGATACCAATAAGGATTATTAATAATCATACTATATTCCATTTCCCATTCAAAATAATTAGTATCTTTTGAAATTTTTTCCATTAATACTAGAAATTTTAAAATATCTTTTTCACAATTCATCCATATTCTTGTTACTAATTTATCTCCAACTTGTAACACATCTACTTCACGATAATATGATATTTTATATGGTGTAAAAGAATGTTTAATAGTATGTTCTATATTACAAGCATTTTCTTCATAATCATATTTAGTATTATAAGGGTTAATTTTAGTAATTGGATTAATAAAAATGTATGGTGTTTTATTATATTTATACTCTTTTCTTAACCTTATTTCAGTAATCATTTCAAGTAGATTCACATTTGTATGTACACATGGATCTATTGTTATATTAAACTTTCTAAATGTTTTAATCATTTTACTATATAATTATATAATTATGTCTTTATATATATTCATCCCAATCAATTCCATAATATTTAATCCATTTCTCAACGTGTTTTGGATGAAGTGCTGCTGCTACAATCTCTTCCTTGAGGAGTGCACACCTCGCTTGTTGGCGTTTTCGCACCGGCTCAGACATAGTATTGCGACATAGAACATGAGGATACCATGTATACTTGTGTTCAGAATCTACAATCTCCCAGTTCAAATTTGGATTCAATCCCATAGCACGTATATATGTATGTTGATTATAGTTATCAGACATTGACATTATATCAGCCCAAGTAAATTCATCTGGTTCTTTACTAATCTTTGGATAATAACAACCAAATGAACCAGTATAAAATATATCTGGATTTTGTATTATATCATCCCAAGTAATATTTGGATTACTTGATAATGAATAAGAATTCCAATGAATAAGATTCCTATTTGCTTTTACAATATCTAAAGTGATGTTTGGATGTGATGATAATCTTTCTGGACTCCACTTTATATTTAAGTTTTCTTTTACAATATCCCAT